CGCCGGGCCGTTCAGCGATGCCGCAAGCTCGTCAGGCGTCGCTCGCCAGAACTCGTCCGGACGCCAGCCCAGCGCCCAGGCGCTGACCCCCGCCAGGATGCGCGCCGCCTCGGCAAAACTGACCGCGCTCACCGGCCCTGCAATATCTGCCGCAGCAGCACGCGCAGCACCGGGGTCAATGCGACCAGCCCGGCCGCCGCCAGCGCGTCGCCAAAAGCCTCGCGCGTCAACGGACAGCTGGCTTCGATCCGGCAATGCCAGAACAAGGAGGCGATCTCGGCCAGCCCCAGCCGACCGCTCGCCGCGCGCTCGACCAGATCGAACAGCGGCCCTGTTTCCTGCTCGGCCGCTACCAGCGCGGCAAAGCTGGGGCGCAGCACGATATCTGCACCGCCCAGCTGCAGCAGCGCCTCGCCGCGCACCGGATTTGCGGCCTGCCCCCCGCTCACAGGCTGGTCACCGCGCCTGAGCTTTCGAGCGCCAGCGTGTAGTTGCGCTCGCCGTTGAAATCGCCGGCATATTCGAGCCGTGCGACCAGAAAGCGCCCGCGCATCCGCGCACCGCTTTCGAAGCTCAGCTCATAATCGTCGAGCGTTCCGGCGAGCGCATGGCTGCGGATCGTGCTTTCCGCATCCGACCCCAGGAACAGCCCGGCAGCCGAAACCGAGACCGAGCGCACGCCCGCGCCCGAAAGCAGCTCGCGCCAGCCGCCGCTGCCCTTGTGGGTGATCACCACCGGCTCGCCGTTGATCGCCATCTGCGTGGTGCGCAGGCCGGCGACGGTGCGATAGGCCACCGGGCTGGCGCCATCGCCGATCTTGAGCAGGAATGCGCTGCCTTTTTCCGCTGTCATGCGAGAGTTCCTTTCATCAGAATTGCAGGAGCCGCGCCCGGTAATCGAGCGTGACGAGCCACAGGGCATCGATCCGCAGCGTGCGGCTGCGCAGCGGCGAGAGGCTGACCAGCCGATAGCCGTCACCGGTGCGCGGCATGGCGGCAAGCCGTGCCTCGAGCGCGGCGGCGATCGCCGAAACGGCGCCGGGGTCGTCCGATCCCTCGCGGATGGCGAAGGCCAGCCGCACCTCGCGCCCGGGCCGGTCCTTGGTGCTCCAGTCGGTCGCCAGCACATCCTCGAGCACCACATAGGGCGCCGCGATCCGTGAAGGGCTTCGGTGGAAGACGCCGTTGACCTGCGCCAGCAGCGCGGCGTCGCCCGCCAGCCAGTCGATCGCGGCGCGGGCAAAATCCTGTTCCAGGCTCATCGCAGTACCCTCCCCAGCCAGCGGAAGAGGGCGTCGGTCAGCCAGCGACGGCGAAGTCCGCGCCCGGTTAGGCGGATACGCCAGCCCTCTCGCCAGACGCGGACGTCGGGCAGGATCACCTTGACCCCGTCACAATACCGCTGCGCTACGGTCTCCGCCCGCCGTGCGCCGATCCGCGTTGCCTGCCGCAGCAGCACGCGGCCGAAACCTTGCGCGCTCACAGCCGCACCACCCGCCAGGGCCGCCACAGCGCGCTGACCGATGCGGGCGGACCTGCATCACCATCGCCATCGCGCGCCAGATGCACATAAGCCGCCAGCCGGATGATCCCCTGCCTGAGCGGCTCGGGAAGGTCGCCCCAATGCGCGGCGATCCCGGCGGAGTATCGCACCTCGATGCGGCTGGCCGATCCCGGTCGCAGCACCCGCACCCGGCCAGAGCCATCGGCATCCAGGGCGATTGCATAAGCCTCGCTCGCCAGCGCGAGGCTCGATCCGTCGGCAGTGATGCCGGTCACCCCGGTGATCGCAACCACCGGCTGAGCGGCCAGCGGTTGCCAGTCGCGCGCCACGGCAAGAGTCTCGCGGTGCGGGCGCTGCAGCAGCGACTGGCCGATGAACAGTTCGCACAGGGCAGCCGCGCTGCGCAGATGCCCGGTCAGCACCGCGTCGTCGGCATCGCGGGTGATGTGCAGATGCGCCTTGACCTCGGCGAGCGCGAGCGGAGCGAGGGCGACGGGTTCGCTGGTGATCATCGCCATCAGAGTTGCTCCACCCGGACGGCGACCGAACGCTCGTCGATCTCGCCATTGGACAGCGTCACCCGGTTGATCAGCGCATAGCTCGCGCCGGCCACCCCGCCGGTCAGCGTTGCACTGGCGCTGCGGCCATCCTGCGAAGTTGCCACCACCGCGAGGCCGCCTTCGCGCAAGGGCGATACCGACCAGCTGCTGGCAACGATCAGGGTGTCACCCAGATAGGCGGCGCCCCAATCGATGCGATAGTCGATCCGGCTGTCCGGATCCTTGACGAACAGGCTCATGGCTTCATCCTCTTTCTGGCAGGGCCGATTGGCACAGGACGGTGCTGATTCACGGGCGGCGCGGGGTGATCGCCCGAAGCTCGCGCGTGGCCATGCCCCGATGGCCGGGGCGGACGGTGTCTGCGAGCGGCCCCAGCGCGGCGGCGGTGCCCCGGCGCGACCCTGCACTGGCGAGCGCAGCGCCAGCCACTGGATCACCCCGCAGCATCGGGCGTCTCCGAAGACGCGGTCAGGCCGGTGTCGTGCGCGAGCACCGCAACCAGGAACAGCGCCAGCTGATCGGACCGGATGCCGAAGCGCTCGTGTTCGCCGTCGTCATCGGTCCAGCGGTCGTGGCAGCACCAGCCATAGCGCCGCCAGTCGAGGCCATGCGCCGCGAGGATCGCAAAGGCGTTCTGCGCGCGCAGCCCGAAATGCCGCCGCGCGTTCTGCGGACCCTTGGCCTCGACGGCATCCAGCCACTGAAAGAACCCGAGTTCCGCAATCAGCGCGCGTCCGGCGGCCAGTTCCTGCGCATCGGGCGCCCCCTGCCAGAGCTTGTCGGCGGCATCCGAGGTGTTGATCGTGCCGGTCATCGCATACAGCTGCGAAAACCTGTGCTCCGCCTGGCCCAGCGCCAGCGCGGTGTCGAAGGCCGGTCGCACGAAGCTGGGCGTGATCTGCAGCGCATGCATGTGACCAACGCCCCCCAGGCTGACGTTGAACGCGCTGCCCCCCTCGGTCGCCCACAGCCCGACATAGCCCGCGCCATCCTTGAAGATCAGGCCGCCGCCATAGGCCCCGTCAAGCGTCATCGCCGAGGTCGCATTGCCGAAGGGATCATAGCCGTTCCAGCGGATGTGCAGCGCGCCCACCGGGGTCTGCGTGCCGATGCCAAGCCCGCCCGAAGCGGCAAAGCGCGCTGCCTCTGCACCCCCGATGGCGATGCCCAGGCTGTTCGCCGCGGGATGGAACATCCCGGTGTCGCTGTCACCGGCAAAGCCGATCGCGGGCGCTGCGGCGCTGCCATCGGCGAAGGATATCGCGTCATGGTTGTGCGCGCTGCGGTCCTCGCGCGCGGCGAACCAGGCCGACGCCACTGTGAGCGTGACGATCTTGAGCCCTTGGAGAAAATCGACCAGGTCATCGCCGGCGGACGAGGCGATCGTTGCGATCCGGACCAGCGCTCCGTCCGTCAGTTCGCCTTGGCCCACCTCCCATTGCTGTTCGTGGGTGACGCCGGCGATCGCGTAGTGAAAGCGGCTGCCCGGCGGCACCGCATCGGCGAAGCGGCGATGGCCGGGCGTCGCGCCATCGAGCGGCAGCGCACCGGTTCCGGTGCCGGTGCTGCTCTCGCGCACCAGATCGGCAAAGAAGAGATCGGGCATGTCAAAGCTGTCCTTGATGGATCACGCGCAGCGCGAAATGCCCGCGCGGGCGGGGAGGACCCGCGCGGGCACCCTTGCCGATGCGCCCGTGCGGGCAACCGGCAATCGGATGGGTAACGGAAAGCCGCTGCAGCCGGTCAGCTGGCGGCGAACTTCATCAGCTTGATCGCCTGCGCGTTCATCACCTGGCCGCCGATCCGCTTGGTCGCATAGAAATGCACGAACGGCTTGTTGGTGAACGGATCGCGCAGGATCGTCGTCGCGCTGCGCTCGGCGATCAGATAGCCGGCGCGAAAATTGCCGAACGCGATCGACAGGCTGTTCGATGCGATATCGGGCATGTCCTCGGCCTCGACCACCGGATAGCCGAGCAAAGTCGCGGGCTGCCCTGCCGCCAGCGAAGGCTGCCACAGGAACGCGCCGTCATCGCTCTTCATCTTGCGGATGCGCGCCAGCGTCGAGGAGTTCATCACGAAGCTCGCGCCCTGACGGTATGCGGGGCGCAGCGCATGCACCAGATCGACCAGCCGGTCCTCAGGCGCGGTGCTGGCGAAATTGCCATCCGCCCCGGCGGCGACATATTGCAGCACGCCAAAGGCGCGCGCGGCATCGTCCTGCGTCGTCGGCGTGCCGTTCAGGAACCCGCGCGGCTGGTTGGTACCGGTGCCATTGATGAACGCTGCCCCCTCGGCGCGGGCGAATTCCTCGGCGATCTCGCCTGCCAGCCAGCTTTCGACATCGAACGCGGCATCGTCGAGCATCGCCTGGCTCGCCGCCGGGTTGGCATAGAGCTCACCGCTCGGCGGCGCGATCTCGGCGAAGGCAGGCGTGTCGGTCTCGGGCCGTGCGGCCACTTCGCTGACCCAGCCCGAGGGCGTGCCGCCGGTGGTCACCAGCTTGCGATAGCCCGCAGTCCCGGTCTGCACGACAGAGGCGATCGCGCGGATCGGCGAGATATCGGCGAGCGTCCGCGCGATCAGCGCATCGATCTCGCGCGGCACCGCATAGCCGCCATCTGGGCCAGTGGTCGCGGTAAAGCTCTTGACCCCGGTCTCCAGACCGCGGCGAAGATACTGGTCGACGAAGCTCTTGGTTTCGGGCGCCATGCCGTCGCCGCCGCCAAGCGAGGGACGTCCGCTCGACCGCGCCAGCCGCTCGATCCGCTCGCGCATCGTTGCGCCTTCGGCCTTCAGCCCATCGACATCGCTGCGCACACCGTCGAGCCCGGTTTCGAGCGCGGCAATGCGCTCGGCCTGGTCTTCGGCGTCGAGAATGGCGTCGAACGACGCCTCCAGCGGATCGGCATCAGCCTTCAGTTCGATCGGGTTCGGGGGCATTTCCATAAGCTTTTCCTTCAGTTCACGGATCACACGGGGACCACCCCCGGATTTCAGGCATGAAAAACCCCGCCGGAGCGGGGGAATGATGGTCAAATTCTCTCGCGGCGTTCAGCGCAGCATGTGAACCTTCGCGCCCGGCATCATCGGCAGTGTCACCAGGCTCACCTCGACCAGATCGAGTTCGATCAGCTCGCGCGGGGTGCGGCCCTGCGCGCGGCGGACGCGGTAGCCAAAGCTTAGCCCGGTGACGCTGCCGCTGCGCAGGCCAGCAAGCGCATCGTGCGCATCAGGATCGAGCGCCGCGATGACACGCAACCCGCGCCGGTCCTCGCTTGCATGGCGGATGCTCCCGATGCGCTGATCGGGCCGGTGTTGCCACAGCAGCGGCAGATCGCGTGCCCCCAGCGAACCGGCAAAAGCTCCGCGCCGCACGATGTCGCCGCCGCGATCGATCCGGTCGAACAATGCGGCATAGCCTGCAAAGCGCAGCGTCACTGGACGATGTCTCCAACGCCCAGTTGCACCGCGAGCGCTGCCAGCAGGATCGCCATCAGCGCGCGGACGAACTTGTCGAACGTCGCACCCCAGAGCCCCGAGCGCGCGTCACGCCATGCCTGCAGCAGTTCGCGCAGCTCGCGCATGTCCTGCCCGGCGCGGGCGTCATCCAGCCCGATCCGCGCCAGCGCACGCTGCGCCCCCAGATCACCGGATTCCTCGACGATCGCGCGCAACGATCCCAGGTCCGCGCCCTCTTCCGCCGCCTGCGCGATCAGGCTGGCGAGCATGTCCTCGTTGTCCATCATGGTTGTCCGATCCCCAACATCGCGCGCTTTTCCTCCGGCGAAAGAAAATCTGCCGCGCCGACCTGTGCCCACAGCCGCTCGCGGTCCTCGGACAGCGCCGGCACCTTGTCCTGATCGACGCCAAGCGCCGCATCGGGCCACCAATGGCCCAGCCCCTGGGCCAGCGCGCCGGTGATCTTGTCCGCGAGCGGCAGCAAAGTCAGCCGCCACAAGGCACGGTTGGCCTCGCGGTAGTTGGCATAGGTATTGTCGCCGGGCAGCCCGAGCAGCATCGGCGGCACCCCGAAGGCGAGCGCGATCTCGCGCGCGGCGTTCGATTTCAGCGCAACGAAATCCATGTCCGCAGGCGACAGCGCCATGCTCTGCCAGCTCAGCCCGCCTTCGAGCAGCATCGGCCGCCCGGCATTGGCGTGGCCTGCAAAGCTCGCCTCGAGTTCAGCCTTGAGCCGCGCGAACTGGTCGGGCGAGAGCACCCCGCCGGGCTCGTCGGGCCGATAGACCAGAGCGCCCGAGGGCCGCGCGGCGTTGTCGAGCAGCGCCTGGTTCCAGCGGCTGGCGGCATTGTGCACTGCCACTGCGCGCGCCGCCGCGCCCAGGCAGCCGAGGCCATAATGGTCATCGGTGGGGTGGAAGCCCTTGATATGCACGATCACCGGCGCGCCGTCGCCCCCCTGCGCCGCCAGCCGCGTCGCGGTATCGCCGACGCGGTAGACATAGGCCGCCGGCCAGCCGCGCCCATCGGGCTCGATCGTCACCCGGTCGGGACGCAGCGCATAGAGTTCTGCCGGGCGGCCATCGGCATCGCGCAGGATCTGCACATAGCCGTTGCCGTGAAGCAGCAGATGCGCCGCCAGCGTTTCGAGCAGTCCCTGTCCTGCGCTGGTGGTGGCCACCAGTGCCGCCATCACAGGATCGGACGCGGTGATCGGCGCACCGCCCACCCCTTCGGCCACCAGCCGCACCGCGCGTTGCGCGATCGGGTTGTCGCAATAGGCGCTGCGAACCTGCTCGGCATAAGAGAAAGGCGGATCGGCGAGCGCTAGGCTCCATGGGCTGGTATACGCGCGCGCCAGCGGCGGCCGTTCGGTTCTCGCGCCTTTCAGCGCGAGCGCCAGATCCTTCCAATATCCCATGTCAGTTCTCCAGTGAGCGGATGCGCGGGGTGCCGCGCCGTCCCAGCATCAGTTCGGTCAGCGCCCAGACCAGGGCGTCGGCGCGGTCGGGCGAGCGGCCCGGCCCTTGATAGTCGCCGCCGGTCATCAGCCCGCACATCTCGTCTTCCAGCCGCGCAAAGGTGCCGCAGTGGATCACGCGGCCGGCCTCATAGAGCGCGGCGACCGGTTCAGCCCGCGCCACCTTGCCCCGGCTGGCATGCACCAGCCGCACCGGCAGCGCGATGTTCGATGCGCGCAGCACCGCGCCCACCATCTCGCCGCCCTGGTTGGCCTCGGCGATGATCCGGTCGGCATTCCATTGCTCGGACGCCCGCGCCACCTCCCGCGCCCAGCCTTCGGGCGAGGCGCGTTCGACCGAGCAGTCTGCCAGCACCGCCGCTCGCCCGTCCTCGACCAGCGCGCACACGATGATGCCGCACGCATCGCCCGACGAACCCGCAGGCGGATCTACCCCGACAACCACCCGTGCCAACGCTTGCGCGCTCCAGCGCACCCGGCACGCCTCGATCAGGCTGCGGCTCCACAAGGCGCCTTCGATATCGTCGAGCAGATCGCCGTCGAGCTCCTGCCGCCCCAGCGTGGTCCCGCCATAATGGCGTTGCACCGCGTCCAGGAACGCAGGCGGCAGGTTGGCGCGGTTGGCATGGCTGCTGCCCCGGCTGATCACCACCGCCGGATCGGCGAGCAGATGCCGCACCAGAGGCACCGCGCGCGGTGTGGTCGTCGCCGCGATCTGGGGCAGCGCACCGACGCGCAGGCCCAGCTGCAGGTTGTCCCACGCCGCCATCGCGCGGCCCGAGGCGTTGTCCCACTTGGCAATCTCGTCGCACCACGCATGGCTGTGCTCGGGGCCGCGCAGGCTCTCGGGCTCTGCGGCCGAAAACAGCGTCGCCTGTGCCCCGTCTGGCCAGCGCAACCGGCGCAGCGAAGGCTCCCAGTGTGGCCGCATGGCATCAGGCGCGATGGCCAGAAGGCCACTCTGCCCCTCGACCATCACGCTGCGCGCCTCGGCCAGGTTCGCCGCGACCAGCGCGATCCGCGCATCGGGATCAGCTTCGGCAATGCTGCGCACCCATTCGGCCCCCGCCCGCGTCTTGCCGAAGCCGCGCCCGGCCATGATCAGCCAGATGCGCCAGACGCCTTCGGGTGCCAGCTGTTCGGGCCGCGCCCAGAACTGCCAATGATGCGCCAGGCCTTGCACAGCTGGATCGCTGAGCCCGTCGATATAGCGCCGCGCCGCAGCCGCCGGCATCGCCGCCAGCCGTTCGGCCAGCGAGCGTCTGTTCATGTCTTCAACGCCGCATCTGGATCATTGGTCCTGCCCGCGCCGGTCGAGACATCGAGCCGCTGGCGGATCTGCTCGAGCGTGGCGGCGAGCTGATCGCGCGCCGCGCGGGCGGACGCTGCATCGCCGGCGACCTCGCCCCGCCCCTTGTCGGCGCCCGCCTTTTCGAGATTGGCCTTGTACGCCATCAGCAGCTTGAGGCCCTGGGCATCGTCATATTCGGTGGCGCGCCCGATGCTGCCATCGGGACGCTTCACCGGCTTCAACGTGCCGAAGCGCGCGGTCTTGAGCATCCGGAACTCGAGCTCGTCATACCCGGTGGCGATCGCCGACTGCCAGCCCGCGCGAAAGGCGGGACTGCTCGCGCGCAACCGGTACACCGCCGAGCGCGACACCCCGGCACGCTTCGCCGCCACCGAAACGTTCGACGTCTCGGCCAGATGATCGAGAAACGCCCACAGGCATTCCTCCGACACGGTATCGGACAAACAGGCATCTCCGCGCAGACCAGCGACAAGCAAGAAGAAGGGACACCGCAGGAGCGGCCCGTCAGGCCATCTGCCCGACTCGCTCCATCTCGATGTTCAGGTTTTGTGCCATATCAGCGTTACGATGTCAAGTATTAATAACCTATCTGGTTATCAGTACGGTTCGCCCGGGGCTGCCGGATCGTGCAGCAGGTTGAGCCGTCGCAGCGCAAGGCAGGCCAGCCGCGCGGTCTCGCTCTTGCGGCGCGCGGGCGCCAGCGGGCGGGTTGCGGCGGGGCGAACGATCTCGGCATCATAGGCATCGGCGATGATAAGCCCGGTCGTGTCCGGCAGAAACGCAGGCGACTGGACCAGGGCGGCATCGAGCGACGGCGGCAGGCCCCAATAGAAGCGGTCGCAATGGTCGAGATATTCGGGCCATTTGGCATCGCCCAGCAGATCGGCGCGCGACACCTTGATCTCGACGATCACGATGGCGCCGCGCGAATCGAGCCCCATCAGGTCGGCACGGCGCCCATTGGGCAGCGCGATTTCCGGCGCCACCCAGATCTGGTTGCGGCGGAACAACCTGGCGATGCCGCGCGCAACCGCTGCTGCACCCTGAGGCAGGCCGCAGATGTCGGTCAGAGCGGGAGGGAGCGGGTCGTCCGCCACGATGGAGGCAGCAGGAAAACGGGTGTCGGTCATGCCGCCTTGCTAATACAAAACGGGAACAAAGGAAAGCAGGTCGCGCAGGACCGCGCTCAATGGTGTCCGTTACAGCCGAGGTCTTGGAGAATGTCGCAATACAGGCCGGAGGCTTCGGCGTGGAGCAGCAGCGCGGCGGCGCGGTTGAACCGTCCTGTGGTGCGCGCATTCTCGAGCGCGATCAGCCCTGCCTGCAACACCAGGCCCAATGTCTGCAACTGCTCCGCAGCAAACCGCATCTGCTCGGGCGGCAGCGATGCGAGGACAGCGGACACGTCCGCGCTCTGTTCAAGCAGCCCTGCGCGAGCCTGGGGCGCGACCCCTGCAAGCCGGGCGATCACCGCGAGCACCGGCGTCATCGATTCGAACTGGCCCCGCACGACCTGCGCCTGGGCATCGGCGCCATCATCAGCCGCCAGAATCGGGGAGAGCGGAGCAAACATAGCCCAAGGCAATAAGGCGCCCCGGTTAACACCGCTCTAATTCGCCAACTTGCCGCGCACGCACAGGATCGCGGTCCTAAAGCGCAGTCCTGTATAGGTCCGATATGGTCTGTTCAGCGTGACGTGAAAGACACATTCTTTCAACCAATGTCAAAATTTTAGCATTTTTCTCTTGTGCACCGCAACATGACACGGCAGCATTGCTGTCGCTGATTATGAGCACCCCATCACGGCGCACAGGGACGCCGCAAGAAAAGAGGGTCGCCATCGCAGCGCAGGCGGGACGAAACGCATCCAGTTGAAAGGAAAAACATGCGTACGTCCAAATTCCACCGGGGCCTTGCTGGCCTCGCCGTTCTCGTATCGTCGGCCGTTGCCACCCCTGCGTTCGCGCAGGAGGAAGAGGCTTCTCCGCCGGTGACCATCTCCGGCTCTGTCGGCCTTGTCTCTGACTATCGCTTCCGCGGCGTTTCGCAGTCCGATGAAGGCGTCGCGCTTCAGGGCGGCTTCACCGTCAGCCACGAATCGGGCTTCTACGCCGGCACCTGGGGTTCCAACCTTGCCGGTTGGGGTACCTTTGGCGGTCCGAACCTCGAGGTCGACCTGTTCGCAGGTTATGCCACCACGATCGGCTCGGCCGGCATCGATGTCGGCGTGACCTGGTACATGTACCCCGACGGCTTCGACAACACCGACTTCTTCGAAGGCTATGCCAAGCTGAAGGGCACCGCAGGGCCGGTCTCGCTGACCGCCGCTGTCTATTACGCCCCCAAGCAGGAAGCGCTGGGCAACTTCTCGAACACGCCGTTCAGCCGCGGTCAGAAAGAGGACAACCTGTACCTCTCCGGTGATGCGAGCTTCGCCATCCCCGACACTCCGGTCAGCCTGACCGCGCATATCGGATATTCGGAAGGCAACCCGGGCCTTGGCCCCAACGGCACCAGCGTGACGCCGACCGGCGAATACTGGGACTATTCGGTGGGCGCCTCGGTCAACGTCTACGGCCCGCTGACGCTGAGCGTGAGCTATGTCGATACCGACATCGGACGCGCCGAATCGGCCTATCTGCTGCCGAACTTCCAGAAGTTCCGCACCGGCGGCGGCCAGATCGCCGATTCGACAATCGTGTTCGGGGTCACCGCGGCTTTCTGA